CCCCCCCCCATCATGTCGGGGTCAGAGTCAGGGTGCGCGGAAAGGTCGATCACTTTTCCTATCCAGTCCTGCGGGATTTCCCCTTCTGGAGAGTTGATGGCCCACCATCGGAAATCTCGGACGGATTGATCGTATTGGCACCAGCAACTTTGAACTTCGGCGCTTTCTTTGCGGACGCGGGTTTTTCTTTTGTTGCCGCGATTGGCTTTACCACGGCCACCAGGTGAGTGGTGTCGTTGCGGATCAGCATTTGAACGTATTCGGTGAGGCCTTTCAAGCGCTCTTGTTCGATGCGGATATTCGCGAGTCGATAGTAACTCTCAGGCATCGAGATAGATTTTTTTACACACGGATCATTGGGCATGCGGGACTTTCGCACTAGGTAAGAAAAAAAGCAACTTTTTCCCAAATAAGGTATTGACCCCATGCCTTCTTTTTCCTACTTTTCGCGAAGAAGTAGCAAATGAACACACAACAAACCACCATCAAAAAATCAATCTCCCTGCCCGCAGAGATGCTTGAAAAGGCGCTCTGCAAGGCACGGCAGGAACACAGAACTCTCTCGAGTTACATCCAATCTCTGATCGCTCAAGACTTCGCAAAAAATAATTTAGACAAAGAAAATATTTTATGATCGACCTCCACGACCCCTCCGCCGTCTGCCGCTCTCTCGGCTTTTTTCTGGATTTTCTCGTCATGACGGTGCCGGTCTTATCGCTGGCAATCTTTGCTTGGAGGATAGCACGATGAGTCGCAAAGATTGGGACGCAATCCTTGCCAACCGCGACCGCGCCGAGGCCCTGCCTGAGACCGACTGGACCACGGAGACACCAGAGACCGAGGCAGCCGTCCGCGCCAGCGGCTCCACATTCGGAATCCCACTCCGCGAATGCAGCCGCCGCCTCGAGCGCCAACGCAACGCCCTCCACGATCTGCTCGCAAGGAGGTCATCAAAATGAGCGACACGACCGCAATCATCTCGGCCTGCCTTATCCTGATGTCGCTCTACACGACCTTTCAACTCGGCATCGAGTGCGAACGCGAGCGCGCTCGCCAAGCCCGCCGCCGCCGATTTGAGGAAGACCAAGAGAAATGAAACTCCTGATCGTTACCGCATTCATCCTCGCTCTCCTCTTCACCAGCTACTTCCTCTGGCTCATTTCCGACGAAGACACCCAATAAAAAAACCATGACCCTCACAGCCCACCTATCCGCCGCCCGCCGCCACCTCGCCGCCGTCGATCGCCTCACCCGGAGGCAATCTCCCCCGAAGCCCATCGCGCCCCCTCAACCTCCCGAAGAACCCGCCACCCCCGAAGAGATCCGCGAAGCCTTCCGCCAACTCCGCGCCCAACTCGCCCAAGATTGATCTCTATGAAGGAAACGCCACAAGAAATCGAGCAAGAGACCCTCCTTCGCAACTGGCTAGACGGCCTCGAGACCCTCGATCGTGCGACCATCGAGGCTACCCTCACGCCCATCTCCGCCCTGTCCACCGTGGATGCCGAGTATCTTGAGTCTTTCCCCGACCCCGACTCCGCCTTCGACGTGGACCGCCCCGAGTGGATCCTCGCCGAAGAGCTCTGCCTCGGCCTCGAAGACGCCGAAAAGGTCCATGCCTGGCACCTCTCCACAATAGCCCGAGAGATCCAGTGGGCCAAAGCCGAGCAGCTCAACCTCATAGTCTCATTCCTCTGCAAGCCGACAAAAAACCTCCGCGCCCTGGTGCGTGGCCTCGCCCTCGCCACCGGCCTCGCCGAGCTCAACGGCACCCACAGCCAAGCCGAAGTCGCCCGAGAGCTCGGAGTCACCCGCGCCCTCATGAGCTACTACGTCACCACATGGGCCGACCTCCTCAAAATCAACGTCTTCAAATTTCGCAAAGGCTCCAGCTCACGGGAGACCTACCGCGCCGCCGCAACCAAATCGTGGGCAAAAAGAAAGGCATAAATAATATGACCAATAAAGAACTCACCTTACCAGAAGGCCTTTGCACGTTTTCGCAAGGCGCCCTTATGTTTACCCGCCCTCCGACGCAAGAAGAGTGGGAGCAAATCGGACGCTATGTCCACGCCGCCAGGGGATCGAGTCTCCGGTGGATGACCGATTGGCGCATGGAAGGCCGCCGCCAATTTGGCGACGCCATCGTGCTCGCCGCCGAAAAGCAACTTGAGTTTGAATTTAAAGACCTCAAAGCCTCCGAAGCCCTCGAGAAGCTCGATGGATCTCACCCATCCGCCCCCAGCGATGCCCATGCCTTCGTCGCAGCGAAGCTCTGCGCCAACTCCTACGATGCCGAAGAGTGGCTCGACCGCGCCCGCACGGAAAAACTCACCCCGCTCGAACTCCAAAACAGCATCAAAGCCGGAGAAGTCACCCGGGAAGAAGACACCAAGCCGAGGCTAAACGTCAACGACCGCAGCGTCGGCCTCGTCACCATCGAGGGCGTCCACATGCAATTTAACCTCTGGCTCCGCAAGGTCAAAGAAGACGATGGATTCCCCGACGCCTGGGACGCCCGCCGCCTCCGCATGGTCCGCGACCTCCTCCAGCCCATCGCCGCCATCCACCGCACATGCTCCGCCATGTCGCTCGAGAAGGGAGCCGAATAATGAGCGCCTCCGTACAATGGCGATCGGTAGATGAAGATCTGCCGGACGATGACACCACCGTGCTCATCCATCTGCAATGCGGGGAAGTCTGGACCGGCTTCCTCGATGCCGATCAATGGCGCTACGTCAGCGCAGACGCGATAGACGAACCCGTCCTCCACTGGGCCCCATTCCCCAACCCACCCGAGATCTGATGGACCCTGACCGCCTTCACTTTCCAAATGAGATCGCAGAGACCATCGGGCTCTCTCTTCGCGAGATCGCCTACATGAAGCTAAAAGGGTGTCCGTTTTATGGTCGAAAGACAACGGTACGGTGGGTGCGAAATTTTATATCCCACCAGGCGGGGGCACCTTTGCAGCCGCATCCTGAGCATCCGCAAAATTCAACCGCGAATAAATCAAATGCACTAAACGCGTGGAGTGGTTCGTGAGTCGCATGGCCTGCGCTTCCGTCAGCCCCGCTCGGTGGCAACGAGTCACAAAGGAGACCCTCAACGAATGCGAAGTCGCGCCCGTGGCCTCCTTCAGCGTTTTGTTGAACTGCCTATTATGCTCCCCGCTCAGTCCGAGCGGTGGGGTAGTGCGGTCTCTCTTCTCAAATACCCCCTTCAGATGGGCGGCCAAAGTAGCAGGAAGAGGCACGCAAAAAGATTTCCTCGGGTCCGTGTCCTCCCTCTTTGAATCCACAATAGTCACCATGCCTTTATCAAAATCAACCGCATCCTTTCCAAACTCCGACTCGGAGAATCGGCAGCCTAGATTCGCGCAGATCTCAAAAGAAGTCAGCATCCAAGGCGCGCCGTCGCGGGCCGTAAACGCCTGCCGAGCCAACTTGAACTCATCATCGTTGATTTCTTTTTTCACCTTCGACGCCTTGCGCGGCACCTTAGCCAACGCGAGCGGATTCTTATCTGCCCACTCGCGACGCATGGCCTCCTGCATGATGAAGGAGAAAAACTTCAACTCCAGCCGGGCCGTATTCTGTGAAGCCCCATCCGCCCTTCTCCAATCAAGGAAGTCCTGCACATGCTCAAAACGTACCGCAGCCGGATGCCGCACCCGGCGCAATCGTTGCCACTCCGAGAGCCGCGCCCAAGCCAGCCGATACCGCTTCAACGATCGAACATTCGTGAAGTGCCGCTCGAGAAAGTCAGGAACCCAAGCGCTAAACTCGCCCTTAATGGTAGGCCCGACTTGCGCTTCCAGCCTCGTCGCATCCTCAGCCATCCGTTGTGCTCGCCGAGTCGCCTTAGAGTCCTCCGCATCGCATCTGGTGGATCGTTCCCTCCATCGTCCCGTATCCAGATCTCTGGACCTCAGAATCCAGAAACGAGACTTATCGCTGCGAATCAAGTGTGCCATGCCATCAAACTCCCACATGCTCCCACATACCTCAATGAAAATGTTGCAAAACGATGCAAGCTATTGCTGTGAATCAGCATCTTATGCGGTGTCGCCATCCTTACCATTACACCACAGGGCAGTTAAACTTCTTGATTTTGTTGCACTTGCGGGATACTCCCACACGGCTCCCATATTTTTAGGGTGGTCGCCGGTGTGCAACAAGATCCGACTCTGCACGGGGAGGGGATTGTGAGCAAGGAAAAAGTTCCAGTCATCGAGCGCGCGCGTCGTTATCTGGCAAAGGTGGGTCCGGCTATATCTGGGGCTGGTGGACATACCCATACACTGCTGGCGGCCAAATCGCTGGTGAAGGGATTTATGATTCCTCATTCGGATGCTTTGGCTTTGTTGGCTGAGTGGAACCAAGGCAATGCGGATCGCTGGACCGAGCACGAACTCGAGCACAAGATCCGCTCCGCCGCGAATGGTCCTGGTGCTGACGGCTATCTGCTCGGGTCGGCCTCGGCTCCTGAGTCAACTCACTTTGCTCCCACCCGCCCAGCGAGGCCTCCAGAGAAAAGAATTTTTGATGTCAATGCTCTCTCTCGTCTTGCCGGTGATCTGGCTGATAAGGTCGATCTGGTCTGGCTTGCGAATCGTTCCGAGGTCGATCCTGCTACCGTATCGGCTGAAGAGTTCCTTGCTCGGCTTTATAATGCTCCAGCCGGAGAGAGGGTGGTTGTCTTTTCTGAATACAAAAGCCAGGGCCAAGCGATCTGGCCGACTGATCGGATACCGACTTCGGGACCGGAAGGCATTTGGTTTCTCGCCCAGCCGGTGGATGGGAAGTCTCGCCCAAATCCTCGCCTGGGGAAAATGTCCCGCCGCTCCGAGGAGTCGGTGTTGGCCTGGAGATGGATGGTCCTCGAGTCTGATGAGGCTCCGGTGAAGCTCTGGCTCGCAGCTTTGGCTCGTATCATGCCGAGGATCGCGGCCATCACGACTTCAGGGGGCCGCTCTGTCCATGCACTGGTCAGGGTGGATGCTCGATCGAAGAAGGAATGGGATGACGAAAAGCGAAAGGTCATGGGTCTTGTGGTCGCAGGGGCTGACCCGGGCGCTCTCAGTGCCGTGCGCTTGACTCGTCTACCGGCGTGTCTGCGTGGAGAGAAAGTCCAGAAGCTACTTTATTTTGCGCCGTCGGCTCCGTCTTTGACGTTGTCCGACCTTATGCCTCGGCGGGATGTCCTGGGCTTTTGGCGTCGGGAGGCAATCCGGTTGGCAGAACAAAACTACCCTCAGCCAGATACGGCGAGGGCGGCTGCCGCGTGCGACTTCTATCGAAAATTTGACGCTTGGCTGCTTGGCGCAGCGGGTGAACTGAAAGGCAAATGTGAGTAAATTATCTGATACTATTAACAGCAAATTGGCGGAATATGGAATCACCCCTCACCCTAGTGAGGAAGAGACGCAACCCAAATCGGAGACGAATACTCTCCCGTATATCGAGCTGGTGCCGGTCATCTCATCGATGGCCCGAGAAATCGGTGGGGTGCTCTCGCAGAATGGAGTCTTTGTCCGGCAGCGTGCGGCCATGACAGTCTCGCCTGATGGTCGGTTGGTGGAGATGACGGCGCGCCGCTTCCGTACCTATTGCGAGGAGCACCTTGTGACTTTCAAGTGGGCCACACCTTCGCCGAATGTTTTTGAAAAAAAGGCGCAAACCATGACGGTGGAGTCGGCAGCGACTATACTGGAGTCAGATCAGTTCCTATCTCGGCAACGTGAGCTCATGCGGGTGGCTACGGTGCGCCAACCGGTGAAGAGGAAGGATGGCCGAGTGGAGTTGCTGGACTATGGGTATGATGCCGAGGCTCAAACATACACACAAAACTCGGGAGTGGAGTTTGCACATGATATGCCGCTCGATGAGGCAAAGACGGTGTTGCGTAATATTCTCAAGGAGTTCCCATTTGGGGATCGTCGATCAGATGGAGGATCGCGCAATGAGGCCATCGTCCTGGCGTCTATGCTGGGCATGTATGCGGCCCCACTGCTCCGCCCATCGGCTCGGCGTCTCAACTTCATGTTCAGCTCGAACTCAGTTGGATCGGGTAAGACGTTGCTGGCACAGCTCGCTATCATAACCACGATCGGCTCATGTGACGTGCAGCCTGTGCCGTCTGCCGAGGAAGAGTGGAGGAAGATCCTCGATACGGAATCCCTAGCAGGCTCTCCCTATATCCTATTCGATGACTGCAATGGTTTTTTCAAAAGCCAGATCCTTAATGCGTTTCTGACTGCTCCCACATGGTCTGGCCGCCGTATGCACAGCCAACAGAAGTTTGCAGTTCCAAAGATTGCCAGTGTGTTCCTGACAGGGAACAACCTCGAGGTCTCGCCTGACGTGGCCCGACGGTTCCTTCATTGCAAGATGATGACGGATGAGTCCGATCCCCAGGCGCGCAAGATCGAGAATGTCATGAGCGATGAGTGGCTCGAGCGGCCCGAGGTGAGATCTCAACTCCTCGCCTGTCTGTGGGCGATCGTCCGCGAGTGGGACGCAGCAGGCCGTCCCCATGCCAAGCGATTGGTGCGTGGGTACGAGCAATGGTGCCAGATCTTTGCTGGCATGGTGGAGTTTGCTGGGTTCGGAGACCCTATCGAACCTCTTCCTGTCGAGGAGTCCGGCAACTCGGAGTTGGCTGATATGGTCGCCCTGGTGGCTGAGTTGGCAAAAGGTGTGGACGATGTGGCTGAGTTCGACTTCCAAACCGTGGTGCAGGCCGCCCTCGATGTGAACTCATTCACCTGGTTGTTAGAAGGCAAGGAGGAGCGTGAAGGCAAGGATGGCCCTCGTCATTACGTCCTCACGGCTCGCGCCAAGTCGAAGTTCGGTAAGCTCCTCGCTGAAGCTTATGGCGGCAAGAAGTTCACGCTGCCGACTGGGCGCGTCGTTAAGTGGGGGCAGCAGGGAAAGAACCGCCAGCGACTCTACACCCTCGAGGTCCTCAACTAACCCAGCCCATTGACTCCATACCTCACAAGGCCCGCCATCACGGCGGGCCTTTTTGTTTGCATAGGTCAAGCACAGGTCCGATCGGTTCCGCTCCTCTCGTCTCATTCCCTGACCCTTCATTACAGAGTTCGCAGATGACCTATGCACCTACGCAGTACCTATGCAGTTTCATTGTGTTGTAAGTTGTTCTCCACGCATTTCTTCTGTGATGGCTGAACTAGGTGGCATAGGTAGCATAGGTCTTTTGACTTTTTTAATTGAGGGTATGGGTATCGTTAGAGAATAAAGTTTTTGACCTACGCACCTATGCGTTTGGGTTTTCCACTGGCGTGCTAAGGAATCTTTTCAGCGTGGGCGTTCTTGCAGTTTAGCCAGACGATCGGTGTTTTTGAGCGAGTAAGGCCAAAAGCATACGGAACTGGAACTGCGGCACCCGTTCCGTTGCCGTTCCTTTGACACGCGGCCTGTTCCGTAAAGCAATATGCGACACGGAAGGGAACAGGCAGAACTAATCAAGACATGCGCGGCGCGCCACGGCGTGACGCCGCGTGCTGTTCGCAAGTGGCGGGATGCTGCGGACCCTCGTTGGGGAAAATTTATAGCCGATCGGGCGATTTCCGGGATGGTTCCTATGGGCTCGGCTACTCTGGCTCCGGCGCAAAGCGCCAATCCCCGGGAGTGGACCGATGAGGAACTGACCTTGGACACCCAGATCCGCAAACTCAAGGAAGCCACTGCCGATTTGCGGGAGCGTGCCGAGCTTGCCAAGAGCGTCGGCGACCTTGATTCCGAGATGACTCTCCGCCGGATGTGGCTTCAGCACGCCGAAGCCCTTCGTCGTCTCGAAAAAGACGCGCCTGGGATTGCCACCGCCTCGGGAGATGTGGTGAGCAAGCGGCTTTTCCATCAAGCGCTCCTTCAATACTCCGCCGGGGTGGCCGCCGCCGTCTCGAATCTCCCCGACCGCATCCTCAGCCTCCTCCCTCAGATCGGCGAAGACATCGCCGCAAAAATCCATGCCGAGATCACCGACGTGATGCGCTCGGCCAAAGAGATCCGCCTCGACGATGCCATCGCTTGAGACCGATATCCGCGAGCAACTCGCTCGCATCTGGGACCCGGGCCGCCGTCCATCGGCCCTCGAGTGGGCACAGGACAATGTCACCCTCGACAAGCGCTTCACCCCGCGCCCTGGGAAATACGACGCCGATTATACTCCCTATCTTCGGCAGCTTCACCTTTGGTTTTCCAATCCCCGCGTCCGCCAGCTCACTTTTGTGAAGTCCGCCCAAGTCGGCGGCACCACCTGGCTGGCCAACTGCCTCATGTGGGCCATCTCCGAAGACCCCGGCCCGATCCTCTACGTCACCTCGACCAACGAGAACGCCAAGAGCTGGTCTGAGCGCGAGTTGCACCCCCGGCTGCGCGCCTGCAAAGCCATCAAGCACCTCCTTCCTGCCAACGAAGATGACTTCCGAAAAACGGAAATGCACTTTTCCACATGCACCATCAAGCTCGTCGGGGCCTGTTCTGAAGGCAACCTAGCCTCCCGCGCGATTCGTTATTTATTCGCCGATGAGGTGGACAAGTGGCCCGACGATTCCTCCCTCGAAGCCCCCGCCCTCGAGCTCGCCATCGCTCGGACGAATTTCTACCGCAAGATCGCCAAGGTCTGCCTCACCTCCACGCCCACCGTCGAGTCCGCCGCGATCTGGCAGAACTTCCTCGCCGGTAGCCAGCACCGCTACCACATCAAGTGTCCCGATTGCGGCACCGCCCAGCCCCTCCGCTTCGAGCAGCTCAAGTGGCCCGAGCATCACCGCGATCTCGCCGGTGCTTGGGATCTCGAAGGAGTCGCCGACGAGACCACCTACGCCTGCGAGGCCTGCGAATCTCACTGGCCCCAGTCCATGCAGAGCGATCTCATCCGCGCAGGCGAGTGGATAGCAGGGAATCCCAAGGCCCCCACCGATCACATCTCCGCGCACATCTCCGCCCTCTATTCCCCCCAGATGTCTTGGGGCGATTTAGCCAGGACATTCCTTCAAAAAAAAGACAGCCCCGGCGGCCTCCACGATTTTCATAACAACTTCCTCGGCATCCCGTGGGAGAACCGCGCCGCCACCGTCAAAGAGTCGTCCATCCTCGCGCTGCGGTCCACCGACTACCGCATCCGCGAGTTACCCATCGAGCCCGTCATCCTTACCCTTTGTGCCGACCCCGGCGAGCGCCAGACCCACTGGACCGTCGAGGCCCGCATCGCCACCGGCGAGAGTTGGGTCATCGACTACGGCACCGTCCTCGCCATCGAAGATCTCATCTCCCCCGACTTCCTCGCGCAGCGCTCCTACACCTTCGGCGAAAAAACATTCACCCCCCGCTTCGGCCTCATTGATTCCGGTTGGTCCGCCGAGCGCGTCTATTCCGTCTGCGCCAAGAGTGGCGGCCTATACATCCCCTCCAAAGGCTCGTCCGCCGCATTCGGCACATGGAATCAATCCACCATTAATGGCTACCCCGGCCTCCGCCTCGTCACCTACGTCGACCACACAGCCAAGATCGAGCTGTACCTCGAGCGCATTAATAAAAAAATGCCGCCCCCCTTCCATCTTCCCTCCGACGCAGGCAACGACTTCATCGTCGGACACTCCGGCCAGCAACTCCTCCAGAATAAACACTCCCGCCTCGCCCCATTCTACTGGAAGAAAGTCGCCGAAGATCACTACGGCGACTGCACCAAGCTCCACGGCGTCGCTTGGTGGGTTATCAAATAATCACATCCCGCTAGACATCGCCTTGTATTGGATCGCCAGCTCCCGCGCCACATCTTGGTTGTGACGGGAGACCATTCCCCACACTCGGAAAAAATCCACCAACCATCCGATGATAAGAAATCCTCCCGTGAACCAGAAGGCAAACTGGAATCCCACCCGCCCCAGATACAAATAATGCCATCCCAAAAACAACCAGGCCAAGTATCCCACAATCACCGATTTTTTACGCCGATAGTAATCCTTCAAAAAAGCATCTTGGAAATCTTTGGGACAATTATCGAGACTCAGTAAGATCGCATTTGAAAGGGCCATACCCTTTAGACTTACACCCCCATCGCCTTGCCGCCAGCAAAAAGGCCTTTTCCTCCGCGCCCTCCGCGCCACCGCGTGAGTCCTCCCCCTCCCCTTTGACACCCCCCGCCCCATGTGAACGACAACTCCATCGCCCGCGTGGCCTACAAAGCCCTGCTCAAAGCCCAGGGAAAAACCAAAGCCGAGTTGCTCGCCATGGCATCCGCCCTCGAGAGCGGCATCGAGGAGACCATCATCACCAACCTCAACACCGACGGCACCGGCACCTCCGCCCAGCTATCCGCCCTCACCAAGACCGACCGCCTCTCCGCCATCATGGAGGTTTACACCGAAGGCAACGGCATCCGCTCCCTATCCTCCGTCATCGATCGCTCCCTTTACGAGACCCCGCTTTGATCCCCGCTTTGACACGCCCGCCTCGGCGTGTCCGCAATCAAACCGAATTCAAATAAATCAAACCGAGGCGGTCCCCGTCCCGGAGCCGGTCGCAAACCCAAAGCCGCCGCCTTCGAGGCCGCCGAGTTCTCCCGCAATCGCGGCCTCATCGTTTTAAACACCCTCGAGCCCAAGCGCGAAGCCACCCCCGCAACCCGCCTCGAGCTTCTTAAAAAATCCCGCTGGCTTTACAATAACGTCGGCATCGCCTCCTACCTCATCGAGCATCTCGCCCAGCGCGCCGTCGGCACCGGCATCGTCCCCCAGGCCCGCACATCCGATCCCGAGTGGAACCGCCGCGCCGAGCGACTCTTCGAGGATCGCGCCTGCGCCGAGTCTTGGGCCTTCGACGCCAGCGCCCAGGTGAATTTCTACGGCGCGCAGTCTCTCATCCTTCGGCAAGTCGCCGTCGACGGCGACTTCTTCGCCCAGTTCATCCGCACCGAAGCAGGCGGCACCCGCGTCCGCTTCATCGGCGGCGAAGCCATAGGCAGCACCGCCGACTCCTCCGACCGCGCCTACGACGGCGTCCTACTCGATAAGTTCGGCGCGCCTACCAGCTACCGCGTCATCACCGACCGCGCCAATGGGAAATACCAAGACGTCCCCGCCGCCGACATGCTGCACTTCCGCCACGTCCGCCGCAGCGGCTACCCACGCGGCATCTCCTGGCTGCACAACGCCATCATAAATTGCCACGACCTCGCCGAGTATATGGCCTACGAGAAAGGATCCGCCAAAGCCGGAGCCCAAGTCGCCTTCGCCATCACCTCCGACGAAGCCGTCCGCCTCGGCGGCGGCCTGTCGAATCTTCAGACCGCCGACAACCAGGAGATCTCCGCCGAGACCCTCTACAACGGCACCATCATTCCCAAGCTCAAGCCCGGCGAATCCATCCAATCCTTCAAGAACGAACACCCCGGCACCGCCTTCGAGCCATTCATCCGCACCATCATGGGCGAGATCGCCCGAGGCATCGGCCTTCCCCCCGAGGCACTCATGGTCTTCGTCGGCACCGCAGGCACCGAGTTCCGAGGCCTCCTCGAAGTCGCGCAGAACTTCCTCGAGCGTCTCCAGCAAATGCTCGTCGATCAATTTTGCCGCCCCTTCTGGAAATACTGGCTCTGGCATGAGATCCAATCCGGCAACTTGCCCTACCCCGGCGACGACTGGTGGAGGCACGAATGGGTCACCCCAAAGAAAATCACCGTCGACAACGGCCGCGACGGCCGTCTCTACGCCCAGCTCCTCGACTCCGGCTACATGAGCTGGGAGCGCTACTGCAACATCCACGGCCTCGATGCCCAAGCCGAGGAAGACGACATCCTAAATACCTACATCCGCCGCCAGCAAAAATGCGCCGCCCTCGGCCTCAACCCCTCCGACGTCTTCCCAAGCCATGCCTCTTCCATTCAAGACAACCCCATCCCCTGAGCACATCACCTTCATCAACGCGCTGCGGACCAAGTTCCAGCGCCCCTTGATGGCCCCACTCCCACCACAAAAAGAAAATGATAAAGAACCACCAAGAATTTTTCAGCTCAACCTTGCCGACCATCTCCGCAGCCGACGAGAAGCTCGACGCTGAGAGCAAGCCCATCCGCGCCCTCCTCTGTGCGCTCATCGACCGCGCCGTCGAGGATCTCCGCGTCACCGCCACCTACCGCAGCAAGCAAATGAACGATGCCGTCGCATTTGATAAGTCCACCGCCCGCACCTTCCTCGACTCCCGCATCTACCGAGGCATCTGCCGCCGCCTCTATCTCCCCGCCAATAAAATCCGCAACGCCGCCCTTTTTGACAACCCCACCCAATCACATGCGTAACTGGTATGCCCTCACTCCTAAGCCCTCGGTCAGCGAAACCGAAATCTCCATTTTCGACGAGATCGGCATGTATGGCATCAGCGCCAAGCAATTCATCAGCGACCTCAAGGCCATCCCCGCCAACGACAAGATCGTCCTCAAGATCCATTCCCCAGGCGGAGAAGTCTTCGACGGCAACGCCATCTTCAACGCCCTCCAGCGTCGCGGCAACGTAGAGGTCCAGATCGAAGGCCTCGCCGCCAGCATGGCCACCGTCATCTCCCTCGCCGGTATGCCAGTCAAGATGGCAGAGAATGGATTCTACATGATTCACAATCCCTGGGGCGTCGCCATGGGAGACGCCGCCGAGCTGCGCGACCAAGCCGAGTTGCTCGACAAGATCCGGTCCAACATGGTCGGAGCCTATGCCGCCAAGAGCGGACAAGACCCCGAGCAGATTCAAGAGTGGATGGACGCCGAGACATGGTTCACCGCCGCCGAAGCCCACTCCGCCGGATTCATCGACGAGATCACCGACACCCTCTCCCTCGCCGCCTCCTCCAATAAATTCGCCAGAATGGCGAAATTCAAAAACGCCCCCGCCAATTTGACAGCCCAGCCCCATCGTATGGAAATAGAAATCACACCCGAGCCCGAGATCGTCGAAGAAGTCATCGCCGATAGCATCGTCAGCGACTCCGTTCCCGCCGAAGAGATCGAGATCATCGAAGAGATCGCGCCCGCCGACCAAGGCGAAGTCGCAGTAGATGCAACACCCCAGCCCATTGTCAGCCCCGTATCCCTCGCCGCCGCCGATTCGATCTTGGCAAAATACAACGCCATCTTAGCCGAGCGCGACGGCGCCATCCTCGCCCTGCAAGCCTACTCCGCCAAAGTGGAGACCCTCCGCGACGAGCTCAACGAAGAGCGCGAATCCTTCGCCCGCCTCGAGCGCAGCCTCGGCCTCTCCGCCGCCCGCGTCGTTCCCATCATTTCCAATGCAGCACCCGAAGCCCTCGACCCCGTCGCCGAGTATCTCGCCGCCGTAGAGTCCGGCGACCGCAAAGCCGCATCCGCCCTTTTTGAGAAACACAAAGCTCTCATCTGGCAAGCCCGCCAAAAGATTTCCAAGGCCTAAGCGCCGAGGAGAACCCAACCAACAACCCAACACAACCACACCACCTCATTATGGCCAATACATTCGACAGCGCTCTGGTTGCGGACTCCATCGCCGCACAGACAAAGACAATCCTCAGCAAGCGCCTCACGGCTCTTAACCTGTTTGCGTCCGACTTCTCGTCCGACGTGAAGAAACCCAAGGACACCGTCCACGTTCCTATCGCTAGCGCGACAGCGAGCACAGAGGTCAACCCATCTGTTTTCAACAGCATCGGCGGCACGACCGTCGGCAAAGCCTCCGTCGTTCTCGATCACATCTATCAGCCTTTCGGTTTGGCATACAGCGACCTCCAAAGCGCCCACCGCTTGGACCGCCTCATCCAGATCAACTTGGACGCGATGGCAGACAAAATTTGGGCGCTCGTTACCGCTCCGATCACCGTTGCTAACTTCGGCGCAGCGACCGTCACCACAGCCTCCGGCAGCATCAACGCATCGAGCGGCGATCTTCCTGACCTCTGGGCAGCAGTATCGAAAAGCGCACGCAAAGGCCTCGTAGTGAATCCCGTGATCTACTCGAACCTCATCCCAACGAACACAACGAACATCAGCCTCAGCGAAGGCGCTTACGGCTTTGAGAATGGTGTGCATTACGCATCCTCATTCGGCGGCCAAGCCAACCTGGCTGGATTCGCTTGCTCACCTGAAGCGCTCGTCATGGCCTCCGCCGTGCCAGCACTTGCAGACAACGATTACATGGTCTCCGACAGCGTGACCCTCGATCAGATCGGCCTCACCATCGCTTACAACGTGTACAGCGACAAGAGCACCCGCTCGATCATCGCTTCCTTGGAAGTGATGTTCGGTGCTGCCAAAGGCATCACCGGCGGAACGATGGCCCTCATCGTGCCAGCAGCGTAGTCTTCCTCGCGCCTCACAGCGCCCAACCCGCAAAGCCCGGCAGGAGCCTTTCCCTGCCGGGCTTTTCTTTTTGACACCTCGCCACGGGTATGTCGCCCGACGCGATCCGCACCTTCACTCTCACCGCCGCCGCGCTTCGGAACTCCGCCCTTGGCACCACGGCCACCTTCCGCAGCCAGCCCCTCCGCGTCGTGCTCTCGCCCATCGCCATCGGCCTTGATCTCGAGACCGGCGGACTTCGCCAGGGCGGAGAGTTCACTTGCCGATTTTTGGCCACGTCCCTCGCCACCCCGCCACGCCGTGGCGAGCAGATCCTCATCGGCGGCAAGGCCTACACGATCCAGACCCTCAAAGAAGTGGTCACCACCCCAGGCGAATTCGTCGCCATGATCTCCCCGGGCTCGACCTTATGAACGCAGCCCTCGAACTCGCCATCCGCGATTGGCTCCTAGCCGATCCCGACCTCGCCGACATCACGATCTTGACCGGACAAAGTCCCGAGATCATCCCCGGCGACCAGCCCGTGATCTTCGTTTCTTGCGAAAACACCGACACGCTCGCCCTCAAGCACTACAAAGTCCGCGCCCAGCTCATCGTCTCGACCCCCGCCGTCATCGAAGATTCACTTTCCGCGCACCAAGGCATCTCCGGTGCAGTCAAAGCCTCCCTCCTCAGCATCGCTGGCCTCGTCGCCTACCTCCCCTCGGGCCTCATCCTCGCCGGTGCCGACCTCAATTCATTCGGCGATTCCATCGGCAGCGAGCGATTCACCACCACAGCGGATCTGAGCCTCGCCGTCATCGAAATTTGACACGCCGAAATTGGTGAACCTCAACCAACCAATTCAAAAAAATGGCCGCAAATCTTTTTACCACCACCGCCCTCGGATCTGCCACTTACGGCACGCCAACGATCTCAGGCCTCATTGTCACATCTTTCACCGTTAACGAATCCGCCAGCGTCACCGAGGTCAAAGATGACCAAGGATCAGTGGTCGCCATCGCCGTCGCGGAGCCGATCAAAGAAATCTCCATCGAGGGCATGCGCACCGGCACATTCACCGCAACGGTCGGCGCGACCCTCGCCGTGGTCATGCCTGCCTCAGTGACTCTTGGGGCAACGACAATCGTGACCGGATTGGAATCCAAATTCGCCTCCGAGCAATTCGAGACCGTCTCCCTGTCCGCCAAGTCCTACGTGGCAACGATGACTTAATCCCCAGCGGGGTGCGGCGCCTTCATGGCGCTGCGCCCGGTGGCTTACGAAATATATGAAATCTGTATTTTCCACTCGCGACATAAAATTAGCCGCGATTCTTTGCACGCTCGGCTTCGAGTTTGAATCTCCCACTTCCCCCGCCTCCCGCATTCGGCGCGAATCCGGCGAAGAGTCCACCGTCTTCCACTTCATCTCAACCTCCCCGTCAGGTCAGATAGCCGATGAGGTCATGCGCTCCTTCTCGGAAGGCGCCGACTTTGTTGCCGCCGCCCCCGAGTCGCCACTGGCCTACATGCTCGCCGTCCTACGCAACCGCGATTCGCTCGTTGCCGTCATTAAATCCACCCCTCGCCAGATCGTCTTCGAGCGCAACGGCAAAATCATCTCGATCTCCGAAGACGCCACCGAAGCCGACAAAAAGCGCTTTGCAAAATTTATCTAAAACCAAACGAAAACCATGAAAAAAAACACCGATACCATCGACGACCTCGAAACTGACGACGAAGCCCTCCGCGAAGCAGGCATGCGCGAAGGCACCCGCAAAGCAGGGAAATGGAAGATGCGCCCCTGCGTGCCTGGCACGATCTCCATCATCCGCTCGAACATGCTCGAGAAGCGCGACGAGTTCTGGTTCGTAGCTGCCTTCGCCTTCGTTCACATCGCCCCACTCGAGGACGTGCTCGCCGTGGACAACGACGCCATTGCCTTCAACCGCGCCGTCCGGCACTGGCAACTCGACAACCTCGACAGCATCGCCGCACAGGACGAGCTCTCCGCCATTGTCGGAGCCGCATGGAATCGCGTGAACGCTGCCGAGACCAAAGCCCAACACCAATCCCCCGGGAGCACCACCTCGGGAAAGTAGCGAGCCCCAACTGGCTATCCTCCTATGTTTACAGACTCGCCAGTGTCACCGGTTGGGGTTTTCACGAGATCATGTGGAAGATCCCGTATGCTGCCGGGCTGCAAATACTGGACGCCGATTCATTCGCTCGCGGCATTCCTCGCGTTTATCTGCGCGAGAATCCACAGGCGCATTTTGACTCCCTTGCCGAAATAGAAAGCGTCTTCTCGAAACTCTAAAAAAATGGCAAAGGCAGTCCCCAGTTTTAATGTCCTATCCAGCGACTTCACCCGAGCAATGCGGGAGATGTCTAAAATCACAGGCGTTTCATTTAAAGAGATTATTCGAAACGAGACAAAATCAATCCTCGAGGCCGCTGTAAAAAAGACTAAGTCGGCTCAAGTTAAAACCATTACAAAAGGGGTCGAGAGCCGTATTGCTAGAACTATAAATAGCAAAACCTACCTACTGCCAGGCAGCCTATATGCAAAAAAAGGCTGGAAGCTACCAGATAGCATTTGGTTAGCGGTGCAGACTCAAATAAAAAACAGCATTTCACGCCGCAAACAATCACGAGGCATGGCAAAAAAAGGCTGGATGCAAGCAGCTCAATCTCTAGGCATCTCAATCACATCGCCGTCGTATGTCGAAAAATCTAAAACGATTTATGGTGACTTTCCTCAGAACGCAACAGGTGCCGAAAAAATAGACGGGGATGCGTTTTATATAGAAATAACGAACAACCGAACATACTCCCCGAGCGTCATAGATGGGATCCGAGCAGCCATGCGCGGACGCACTAAATTTTTCAAAGAAAACTTGCGCTTCGGAGTCTTTAAAAAAACCTCTGACATTGCTGCAAAATACCCTGGATTGAAAGCCTCATAATTATGGCCGAAGGAAACGCAATCACAGTAAAAATTGGAGCCGAGACAGACGGCATTGAGCAAGGCATTAAAGGCATTCAAAACTCTTTAAAGAATTTAGAATCTACTGCTGGAAACTCGTCTAAGGGCTTCGATATGTCCTTCGGCAAGATCGCCGGTGCCGCCGCCGTCGCCGGTGCCGCAGTCAAGGTCGGCATGCTGGCCATCGAGGCCGCGACCGCAGGCGCTCGCGCCGTGGTAGATGGATTCGGCGACGCCATCGATCTCGGCGGCAAGCTCAACGACCTTTCCTCACGAACCGGCGAAAGCGCAGGGAATCTCCTGGTGCTCCAACGCGCCTTTGAAAACACCGGCGTGGGAGCCGATAAGGTCGGCACCTCCGTCAATAAGCTGCAAAAATTCATGACCGAAGCAGCCGCAGGCGGAGCCGATCAGACCGCCACCCTCAATGCACTTGGCGTATCCATGTCGGACCTCGCAGGCAAGACGCCGACCGAGCAGATGGGCGTCCTCGCTGGCAAGATCGCCAGCATCTCCGACCCCGCCGAGCGCGCTCGGGCCTCGATGGAGGTTTTCGGCAAATCCGGCGGCGAGCTCCTCCCGCTCCTCAATAATTTCGGTGCCGAGATCGAAGGGGCAAAAGGTCAACTCGGCGACCTTCCCAACGTCATGGACCGCAGCGCCGGAGCTCTAGACAGCCTCGGAGACAACCTCTCCGCGATGGGTTCAAAAACGATGGAGTTCGCCGCCGGATTTATCGAAAGCGCCCTCCCTGCCCTCAACTCATTTACCAGCGCCCTGAGTGGCGTCGATGCCGCCGGTTGGGGCGCAGCCCTCATGAAGCAAGTGATGAGCGTGGCTGATTTCCTGATTGGAGCATTCAAGGCCCCCATGCCTGCCATCGAGGCCATCGGCCTTGGCCTTCTTGCTGGTGTGAAAATCGCAGGGAATAACTACCTCAACTCCCTCATCGACGCGGGCAAGTTCGCCTCCGCATTTTTCTCCTCAACCCTCCCCGGCATCATTGCTGGCGTCCTTGGCAATACGGTCATCAAAGTCTTCATCGACGGCTGCAAGGCCTTCATCGACGCCATCCGTGGGGTCATCACCGCCTTCGAGACATGGCTCGGAGCCGCCATCAAAAACGTAGTGGAATTTTTCACAACGAAATTCTCTGCCGTGCTCAATGCCGTCGCGCAGGATTTCAAAGCCGCGATGACCGACCCCATCGGGTTTGTCTCCGGCAAGCTCGACAGCGCCCTCAAAGGAGTCATGGAAAATGGAGGCAGCACATTCCAGACATCCTTCGACAAAGCCGGTGGCAGTTCCCTCGACAAGATTTCCGCAGGGCTCGGTGCCGTTTCGGCAGAATACGGCGACAAGATCGTCGGCGGTGCGACCGCAGCCAAAGATGAGTTCGGAAAATTAGTCACCTCCCTCGAGGCCTCGGATAAAGATTTCTTCGGCGCAAAGGAAACCGCCACCGCCGCCGCCGACAAATTCGGCGAAGTCAAAGACGCTGGCACCAAGCTACGCGAGGATTTCGAGGCATCCGCCAAATCCGCCGAAGACGCCAAGGGCAATACCAAAGGCGCAGCCGGGGATGCCGAATCCGTCGCAACCTCATTTTCTAAAGCCGAAGGCAGCGCCAAAAAAATGAAAGAGGAACTCTCCGCCTCCGCGAAGCTCCTTGAGGACGTCACCAAGGCCGAGGCGAAAGACGCCGTGGACAAAGGCGGCAAGCTCGCCAAGCAAGCCTCCGACCAGATGGCCTCCGGCGACTTCTCCGGAGCCCGCCGCACCGCCGCCAAGATCGCCAACAATGAAGCCGAGACCAACCTCCGAGGCTTCGGCGCAAACAAGGACCGCCGCGCCCTCGCCGACATCGGCGCGGACTACGGCCTCAGCGCCAAGCTCGGAGAAAGCTCGCAGGATTTCCGCGAGAGAGTCCGAGCCGCCCGCGAAGACGGCGACTATGGACAAGCTAAACCTAGGCGAATGGGCGAGGGGAAACCCAGCATAGACAAGCCCGGCCAAGACGGCACCGCCAGCGGAAAATCCGCCTCCGACAGCAAGCCCAAATCCCTCGATGCCATCGTGCAAAAAATCCTCGAGCTCGTTACAAAAATAGAACCCAAGCTCCCAACCGCCGCCCTCGCCGCATGAACATTCTAACGAAATCGACATCCCTCATTCCGCAGCCGCGCACCGTGGATACATTCCCAAGCGGGCTCGTACGCGTCACGCAGACCTACATCGGGCGCACAGCTCTCAAGGCCAGCCACCGAGCCCTCCTTGCCGTAGGGTCCGACATGCCTGACGGCAATTCCTCCCCGTGCATCGACGGCCTTAAAATCTTCCCCGAAGTCCAGGAACGCGCCCGCGAAGATGGCATGACGGAGTACCTCGTCACTGCCTATGGGCGCGTCAACACAACCGGAAAAAAAACATTCGAGCAGGATCTGAGTAGTTGCATTTCAACTTTTTCTGTAAAAGAATTCATTTGGCATATTGATAGCCAAAGTGAGTCGACCGCTATTAATGACGTGCCTTCTTTTCAACAAGTTACCGTAGACCGTTTGATCTGGGTTTTTTGCGCTAAAAAAAACGTGCAGACTTCGATTTTGCCGACAGACACCCCTCGAGTTTACAACTACGACGGCAGCGAGCTTCTCTCGCGAAATTTCCTCCAGGCACTTCAGGCCTCCCCGCTTTCTGGTAATCAGGTGGGTTATTTCAACGAGGGGGGGTTAAAAGCGCCCTCAACTGTAGTGCGCCAGATCATTAAATCTTTCGAGGTCAAATCCATCGAAAAATCAAATTTCGGATCTTTTGATGAATGGACTGTCACTTATACGCAACCCACCCCAACTTTTAATTTCCAAGACCTATCCGGGTTCTGGACACCCGCTCGCATTTCCCCTTTTTCCGCTATAGACAACTTGTTGCCCTACAACGATACTGTTCAAACCGAGACTCTGGGCGATGTCTTCCATGAAAATGTCCAGCTTACCGAAGAATTCCAACCGATAGCGACGGGGCGCGCAAAGCTCCAACTCAGTGGAGTTACCTGCTCAATTAACAACCAGTTTGGGTATTTCGTTTCATCGGGCGGCGGCACCACCCAAAATTTCTTGCCTTTTACCCGGCCACCGGGCGGCACATACGGAGAAGCCGAAACACCACCACCGGCAGTGACTCAAGGGGCCGCTGTGTGGCGGCCCCGCATTACGAGCAGCGGCTCGGACTCAGGGGGGGGCTACAACACTTATGGTTACAACCTCGAAGGGTCAGTACTCGGTGCCTCTTTTAGGTGGACATTGATCAATGAGTTCGGCCAAACTCGATCAGTTACTGGAGGCGCAGAGTTCCGACCGGAGGTTTTATAGCTATGAAATTTCCGGTCGATTTTGAAGGTTTAGCAAAAGGCGCGAAAAGCGCTTCCGGCGGCGGATACCCAATACAAATTTCCGCCGCCGACCTCATGAAAGATTTCAAATATGCCGCCCTCGACGCCGAGGCAGGTCTTATCACCGAGTCAGGCGGCACGCGCAAGCTCACGATCCCAGCCCCTAGCGGGTCAAATAAAGTGCTCGGCTGCGAAGGCTCCGCCATGACATGGAAAGACGATATTCCTATTCCGCCCACCACCGGCACCCACGTCCTCGGCTCCGTGGACGGAGTGCTGCAATGGATCGCAACCGAGGAATGCTAGAACAAGTCTTAAGTCTTAAGTTTGTAAGTTTTAAGACTGACCACCGAGGCAAGCCCGCAAACCGCCACTTAAAACTTAATTCTTAAAACTTAAAACTCTCTGCCATGACCCTCGGCCTCACATCCACCGGCGCAGTAAAAATCAAAACCGACGAAGAAGGCGGCGGCCTTCGCGCTGTTGAGTGTGGGTGTTGTGGGCCTTGCACTTGCGTTTTTTCTGACGGGGATGTTGTTACAATCTCCGCTTTTGGCAAATCCAGCACCGTTACCATAGGTCAAACTTCTCACGGGCCTGTTCCGTGTTGGGGGGATATTTCAGAGCAGAGGGAAAATCAGGTTTTTATCCGATACAAAACTAGATGGACATTCAGCGATGGAAACACCGGATCGGAATGTGTGCCTCAGGATATTAGAGAAGATTACGAAGATTGGTTTTACCGTTACACGTGGAGATATTCAATCCAAGGGTGCATCTGTCGTATTGACTTTGAGGAAAACACAAATATTTCAGACGTTATTATAAATCAAAATTTTGATGCTTGTGATTCATCCGGGAATTTCCCGCCAGGTTGTTGTATTTGTGGAGGTGGATTCACCAATTACCAAACAGCAACCATAACAAAACGCGGGTCTGTATCTTTTCCTATCACAGGATACGGAACGTATAATGCAACCATGCCATTTACTGAATTTCATTTCCCTTTTTGTAATCCTTATTCTGTGCAATTAAATCCAGCCTTCACCGTTGTCTTATCTTAATATGAGAAATCTAGAGGCGCACCGGATGGCGATTGAAAGCGTTCTTTCCGCTGGAGCAAAGTGGACGGCCTCCGGCTTCGCCACCACGCCACCCGAAGCACTCGCCAGCCGAGAAGCAACGTGCCGCGCCTGCCCCGAATGGGACGCCACCGCCTTGAACGCCACAGGCCGTTGCCGCAAGTGTGGCTGTAGCACTTGGGCAAAACTCCGCATGGCAACCGAGCGTTGCCCAATAGGTAAGTGGGATGCAGTGGCTCCCGACTTAAAACTTAATTCTTAATTCTTAAAACTTATCCCCCCTCCGCGACCCCCGCGCCTCCGCGTGAGTCCTCCGCTCCGCTCCTGACCTAGTTCCGCGCCCCCCGCGCATTTGACATCTCGCCCCTCGTAGCGGCATGAAGTTATTCATCGACATCACATCTCGGCGGTTCGTTAAGTCGGCGGCATCCTCCGCCGCCCTCGCCTCGCTCACGCTCAAGCGCCGCGACCTCCTCCCCATCGAGATCCAGTTTGTGCAACGCGGGGCTGCCGTCGCCACGCCTGTCGGCACGACCTTCACCACCGCGCTCAAAGCCACATACGCCGACGCCAATTTCCTCGCCCTCGCCGCCGCCGGAGTGCTCGATCTCAACACCATCCCCCTCGAGGCCGCCTTCGCCACCGCGCCCGCCGTAGTCCTCGCCCTTCTCGAGGTCCGCTGGACCGCCACCGGCGAAGCCACGCGCACCGCCACTCTCCCCGTCGAGGTTCAGAACTCCGTCATCATCGGCACCGAAGCCACGCCCGCCGCCATGCCCGACGGCAAGGCCACCCAAGCGCAAGCCGAGGCAGGAACGGACAATGACAAGTGGATGACCCCGCTCCGCACCGCGCAGGCCATCGCGCTTCTCGCCCCTCCTCCCACATGGGCCAGCGTAACCGGCAAGCCCGCCACATTCGCCCCATCCGCCCACACGCACACCGCCAGCCAGATCACCGACTTCGCTAGCGCCGTCGTTGCCGTCTCCCCGCCCGTCGATTGGTCAAGCCTTACCGGCAAGCCAGCCACATTTGCGCCGTCCGCGCACACGCACCTCAAAGGCGAGATCACCGGCCTTAATGCCGACCTCGCCGCCCTTGCCTCAGCAGATACTAGCCTCGGCCAGAGGATCGACTACCTCGCCGCGAATCTCGATCCCGCCGCGCTCGACTCCATCGCCGAAGCCGCCGCCAGCATCGGCACCATCCAGACCGCCCTCAACGGCAAAGCCACCGCCGCGCAAGGCGCGCTCGCCGACACCGCCCTCCAGCCCGAGCCCGCAGACTATCGGGGAGCCTACGACAACGGGGCCGACTACTGGCCCGGACAAGTCGTCAGCTACGGCGGCGCTCTATACATCCGCATTGGCGAACCAAACCCCGGCTATCCACCCGGCACCAGCTATTGGGGACCATTCAACCCCTCCGCCTCGCCCGCATTTAAACTCTGGGTGGATCTCTCCAAAGCCGACGCCGTCCACACCCACCCCGCCGCCGACATCACCGGCCTTTCGTCCTTCATCGTCGCCAGCGCCCCCGGCCTCAGCATCAACACCACCGTCCGCACTGGCAATGGCACCTCCCTTACATTCCCGATTGACGGCCTCGCAGGCAACGACCCCGAGCATGTCCTTGTCGCGTTGAACGGCGTCACACAGACACCTGGCAGCGACTACACGGTCAGCGAAGCCAGCGGCACCATCACCTTCGACGCCGCGCCCTCCATCGGCACCCAGATCGCCGCCACCGCACTCGGCCTCCGCAGCGTGCAGCCGCCCATCGATCCCACCCTCTATCTCTTCGCCTTTGCCACTAGCACGGACGGACTCACGACCTACAGCGGGCGCTTGCTCAACGCCAACCGCCCCGCTTTACCAGCCCTGCCAGACACCGCCACATCGTGGACCGTCCGCCGCTCCACGACCGACGCCGCCGGGCGCGTCCTCGCCACCTCATCCGCCACCGGATCGTGGCTCAACCGGGAGACTCTCGTTTACGCATGACAACAATCACCGAGAGCAACCTCAGCCAACAGCTCGATCTCTCTCAGCTCGACCTCACCCTGCCAGGCATCGTCGTCGAGTATCCCACGCGCTCCAATTTCCCCAGCACTGGCAAAGCCGACCGCCTCTACATGGCCCTCGACGAAGGCATGCCCTACCGGTGGTCGCCCACCGCAACCGCCTACGCCCTCATGATCCCGATCATCGATTGCGGCAATTTTTGACAATCTCCCTACCACGAACACCCAACCAACCACAAACACCACCTAATTAGCCATGCCTAATCCCATCATCAAAATCAAACGCGGCTCCGGCAGTCCGGTCTCGCTTCAAGTCGGGGAAGTAGCCTTCGACTCCACAAACAAGTCACTTTTCATCGGAACAGCCGAAGGCGTCTTGCCAATCGGTGGCGAGCACATCTTTTCAAAAAAGACCTTCGTCAGTGACGCCGTAGCCGCTGAAGGAGCGCTTCGCAGCTCAGGCGACTCGACACTCACCTCCTCGCTGAATTCGGAAATTTCACGGGCACAAAGTGCTGAAAGTGGCATCGCCGCAGGACTCGCACAAGAGCTCACAGACCGCGCCGCCGCGATCAGCTCAGAAGCCTCCGCTCGTAGCTCGGCAGACACGACCCTCGACGGCAAGATCAGCACGGAAAAAGGCCGTATCGACGCGATCCTCTCCGCAGCAGGCGCAAACAGCGACACTTTCGCCGAGATCGTCACCCTCATCAACTCGGTTGATGCGACCAACGACACCGCCTTCGCTGGTTACGTTTCCAGCAACAACGCCGCGCTCGCTTCGGAAGTCACGAACCGCACCAGTGCCGACACAGCCCTCGGTGGCCGCATCGACACCGTGGAGTCCGCCGCGACAGCACTCGCTACCCGCGTCACCGCAGCCGAAGCAGACATCAACACCGAAGAGTCCGCACGCGCAGCCGCCGACACGACTCTTCAGTCGAACATCACCGCCGAAGCAAGCACACGCTCCAGCGCCGACACAACGCTGCAAAGCAACATCACCGCTGAAGCGACAACCCGCGCCAGTGCTGACACCAGCCTACAGACCAACATCACAAGTGAGGCAACAGCCCGCGCAAGTGCAGACGACGCACTCGACGCACGCCTGGACAGCCTCGAGGCCAGCATCGACGGCGGCACCTACTAACCCAGCCAACCAACCCCGGCGGGGCGCTCCATAGCGCCTCGCCACGCGGGGGTCTCCACCGCGAAATAAACAAGCCACATGGCCACACAAATCATACCCAAAAAATCCTCCGTCCTTGGCAAGATCCCACTCGCTGGCGATCTCGCAGTCGGAGAGCTAGTCCAAAACCTCGCCGACCATTGCCTATACTCGAAAGACGCAAGCGGCACCGTCTTCCGCATCGGCACTCGTCCCGTGCCCGACAAAGTCGAAGTCTTCGACATCATCGGATCAAATCTCTTCTACGGCAAACTCGCCTACGCCGACTTCCCAAACAGCGGCAGCATCTACGACTCGGCCCTCTGGGACATCTCCCGCACCACCACCGACGCCGCTGGCGAAGTCACCGCCGAAGCCAGCGCCACCGGCGCGTGGAGCAACCGCACATCCCTTTCTTACTCCTAACCCAAAAATCCAAACACCATGAACGCTACCAACCCACTCCAAATCGACGGCAAACCCTACGCGAAATTTTCTCTCAACTTGGCCATCACCGGCAAGTATAACGGCGATGGTACTTCGGACGCCAATGTCGCCATGCGGCTTGTCCCGACCCGCATCGAAAACGGCGAGGTCATCACCGCCGACTCTGCCGCCATCGGCATCGCTCTCGGATCACTGGCAGGAAGCGACGAAGCCACCCAGCAAGCCGTGGGCGCGATCCAAGCCGCCCTCCAAACCTACATCACCGCGAAAGGACTTTAAGTTATGGCAAACTATCGCGCAATCGCAACTGGACTCTGGAGTGCAGGAGCAACATGGGCTGGCGGTGCAGTCCCTCCGAATGGTGCTGGACATTCCATATATTCAAATACATTTACGGTCACGGTGGATATAGATGCGGATGTCGCATTGGTCACAAATGCCGCAAATGCTGGGACGTTTGTCGGGGGCGGAACAGCGGCAGCAAACGGATCGTTTACGATGAGCAATGGAGTCACATTAACTTCCGCAGTTAGTGCCAGCTCGGCAAATTGCGTAAATTATGCAGGAGCTTCGCCAAACTCAGCGACAATAGTTGGGACGGTGACAGGTTCGGCTATTGGGGTATCAAATAATAGCACAGGCACGTTAATCGTTACTTCGGCTGGAACGCATACTGGTCGCGCTTTTGCAAATAATAGCACAGGCACATTGACTATAACTGGCAACTGCACCGCATCTGGGGCAGGAGGATCAACGCCGTTGCTTACCAACAGCGCGGGTGGAGTCGTTAATCTTACGGGGAACTTGGTAGGTGGAACTGGAGGGGGAAGCTACGGAATAAATAATAGTTCTGTCGGCGCAATAAACATCATCGGCAATGTTACAGGGGGAACGGCTGCTCAAGGGGTGTGGAACACTAGCACGGGACTTGTCACGATAATTGGAAATGTAACGGCAACAAACATAAATGCAGTATCTTCTACGAGTGCTACCGTTCGCGTAAGTGGATCATTTATTCATGCGATTGATGGCTTAATACCCGTGTCTGCTCCTAGAATTATTTTAAACACGACTCCAACATTAGCAAAAGTCAGATTCGCACTAAACGGCAGCGGGGGCTATGTCGATATGTTCACCGCCGACAACACGCTCGGACAAGCCGTCCCAAGCGATGTCCGCAGCGGCACGGTCTACGCGAGCGGAAATCTGACAGGCACATGCGCCGTCCCAGCCGCAGGGTCAGTTAGTCTGGGAGTCCCTGTAGGGTCCGGCACTGGCACGGCAGTCCTTGATCCCGCCGCCGTGGCCTCGGCAGTCTGGGGCGCGGCAACGCGCACCATCACCGGCGGACTCGTCGATACCGCGACCACATTGACCAACGCGCCAACGGTCCCCACCGCCATCGCCATCGCCAGCCAGGTCCGCACCGAGCTTTCGGCTGAGCTTGGTCGAGTGGATCAAAACATCTCATCCAGACTCGCTGCCGCTGATTACACAGCCCCAAGTGCCGCGCCAACGGTCACAGCCATCCGGCAGGAAATGGACAGCAACTCAACAAAGCTCGTCAATCTCGACGCCAGCGTATCAAGCAGACTCGCAAGCTCGGCATACAGCGCCGCCCCGACCACCGCACAGATCGCCACCGCAGTCGAGGGCAGCCTCCTCAACGAAGCAGACGGGCAAGCGGTCCTTAACGCCATCGTCGGCGCCATCGGAAACCAGAACCTCTCCGAAGTCTCGCTCGTCGCGGCAGTCCGCGCCGATCTCGAGCGCGTCGGCGGAAAGATCGACAGCATCCCAACAGCACCGACCGCAGCCGCAAATGCCAGCGCCGTCCGATCAGAGTTGGCTGTGGAGCTTGCAAAAGTCTCGGCACTCAACACGGACCGCCTCGCCAATGTGGCCACAACGGCCATCGTCGGAAATCTCATCGCCCAGGCTAACAGCTAATGCAAAAGGAAATCCTCGATCTGACGAACTACGCCAGCGGTCAAAGCGACCGCTGGCTCTTCGTCTGCCTGCTCGTCATCGGCCTCGCCGCCGTATTCACCCTTTTTCGTTACTTCACCGGACGCCTCGACGTGCTGCAAACCCGCATGGACAAACAGACAGAGGAGTTTGTGGAGCACCTCAAAACAGCCAACTCCGAAATGCTCTCAGTCATTGCCAGCGCCAGATCCGTCATCGAGCGAGTCGAGCGCAAACTTGACACCCGCCCCCAATAGTATGGTCATCCTACTTAAAATCATAGATTCGCTGTCACAGAACTCAACGTGGCGTGGGCTCATCCTGCTAGCCACAGCGGCAGGCGTGCACCTCGAGCCAGAGATCCAGAACCAAATCGTGGCGACCGGGCTCGGTTTAGTCGGCATCATCAACGTCCTCCGCAAAGGCAAATGAACGCCCGCCGGATCGCGCTGTTGATGGTCCTCTTGTCCTTCGTCTTTCTGGGCATGGCATTCCTGACCTCCTGCGTCAACGTGCCCATCCCTCCATTCGGCGACCGCATCGGCGAGCTCGGCAACCTCCAGCTCGCTCTCTCCGCAAAATACATTCCCCACACGCCACCAGAATCGCCCGGCGACAACGGCATGGCCTTTGCATGGCAGAAATACGGCGAAGCCAAACTCCTCCGCGACAAATGATCAAATGAACCTAGACGAAAGATCCGAGCGCAACCTCTCCACTCTGCATCCGGATGTGTACGCCCGCGCCGCCTCATTTATCCTCGCAGCCAAAAAGCTTGCCGCGCCGCTCAACCTAGACGTCAAGTGCATCTGTGGCCTCCGCACATGGGCCGAGCAAGACGCCCTCTACGCTAAAGGCCGCACCGCGCCCGGCCCTAGGGTAACAAATTCCAGCGGTGGGGCCTCCATGCACAACTACTCACTGGCTCTCGATGTCGCCGTATTTTCCAAAGACGGCAAGACCTACCACGGCGACCACCCATTCTATCGCGAGATCGGACCCCTAGGCGAATCCCTCGGATTCGAGTGGGGAGGCCGCTGGAAATTTAACGACGAGCCCCACTACCAACTCCGGCCGAAGTGGGCGCTTGGCATGACCGAGCGCGACATGCTCGCCACCCTCCGCAACCGAGTGTCCAAAAAAATCGACGTTCTGGCGTAGAAAAAACAACTAGCGTAAAGCGATAGGAAACAACACATTACCCCCCCCCCCCCCCCCCCCCCCCCCCCCCC